CGGCGGCAGCCTTAATAGCTTTATCAATCTCTGTTGTATCGATATTGACATTTTTAATCTTTTTGTCAATAGCTGCGTTAAGTTTCTCAATTTCTTTATTAGCGTGAGTTATAGCATCGTTTTTAGATACAACTATGTCGCCGCGGATGTTTTGAAACTCTTGTTCAAACGGCGTAGCCGGAATACCTTCCACCGGTCCAATCATCTTGCCTTCAACGCCGCGTCTATCGATATGGCGAATCCAAAAGAAATATTTGCGGGCGGTAGTAGCGTTAGAATATTCATATTCCATCGCAGGCCACTGAATAGCAGCTATAATTTTCGCAGAAGCGACGTCATTGGAATCTCCTAACCACACTTCGGTATGCCCCGATTTAGCGTCTTTTAAATTCCAAGTAACTGTCATCCCGTATTGTTTAGGGATGACTTGAAGTTGGTCTGCACCGAGTTCAATTTTAGTTTTTTCACTAGACCTAACGCGGGTAGTCCCGTCAGCATGAATATCTAAAATCCTTAAAGTGTAGTCGCCGTCCGGTATTTTACCGCTAATACCTTCGCCTTGGAATGTTCTAACTAGCCTACCTGTTGAATCGTAAAGTTCTGTGGTAGTAGATATAACACGTTCGCTTCCTAACTGTAACCATGACGACCAGTTACCACCATGTAGATATCTAGTCCAAATACCGTTTACAGTGTATTTAGTTTGGAATATTTGTCCTTTGGCGTTGCGCAAAGACAAAACAGTATCCCCGTCCATGCGGTAAATACCATCTTGGACGTTAGTTGCGTTCGGCGATAATTCCGACGGAGTGAAGAAGTTGCCCCATCCTTGTTGTGGTGGTGTAAACGGTTTTTTGCCGCTTTCGTAGTTTTGAACAATCTGCTTATCTTTTTCAGCGTTTTCTTCCAGCGGTTCGGCTTCAACGGTAAAGTTGACATAATATGTATGTCCTTTTTGAGAACTTAACTTAAAAGAGTTCGGAAGCATCGTTACTTTATGAGTCACAAGTTCCGAAATCTCAGTTATAATGTCCATCAAAAACGGCAAAGAACCTCTATTTATCACGGAACGATAAAAGGCCATCAAGTACCGATATTCATCTGTGGTTAGCACAAAATAAACATCCACTGTGTTACTGTTATGGATGCTGTATTTGCGGATACGGCTGCGTCCGCTATTCAGCTTAACTGCGATATTACCGTCGTTAAACTCAACTTTGTAAGACGAATTGTCAGGGACAAGCATCAGTTTATTCATCGTTTAAACCTTTTAATTAGAGCCAAATCGGCATCTTTATCATAATCTTTATACTCAGCTTCTACGGTAAAATTTACAGCGTACATAAGTCCTTTTTGGCCTGTAAGTCTAAAACTTTTAGGAACTAACGTGCAAATGTATTCTTCTAACTCGCCATCAATTACTAAATCCATTGTAAACTTTTGTGCTGACTGCGTCCTGAAAAACGCTGTTATGTACTTATATTCTTGTAAGCCCAGCGTATAAGACACTTTAACCGTATGGCTAGGTTTTAATACAGTCTTGCGAACGCGAGAACTACCCCCGCTTAATTTAACGGAGGTAGTTTCGCTTCCAAAGTCAACGGAATAACCTGAGCTATCCGGCGTAAGTTTTAGCTTTTCCATGTTCATCCATTGTAAGGAGTATTCCCGTTAGCATAATCAAAGTCGTTGGAATAGTATCGTGAATCATAGTTTATACAATTCACTTCCACTTGCATATTGCGTTCAGGTTTTTTCTCCATTAGCAAAAACTGCTTAGTTGGCGGTAGTTTATCGGACTTTTCAATCATGTATAACGAATTGACGTAATTGCCATCGTCGGCTGCTAATGGTACAGACGGCGCAGTGGCTAATGTTACCACAGACCCTTCCACTTTTGCAATTTTAATAGATTGCGTAGTTCTATTCCAATGCTGGAAGAAAATATAATTACCCACTTTCGCATCAGGCTGTCCCGATAACCACACTTTAAGGCCGTCTTGCTTAATAACTTCCCCTTCGGAATATTGGAGGCGCGTGTTATCGCTAACCGCTATTTTATCCATAACCACAAGGAGGTCGGCTTCCGATAAAGACGTGAACTTACAGCTTACTCGCTGATACTTCATGCGGTTCCAAACGCGCCATGCGTGAAGGTATGCTTGTTTGTGGTTAGCTACACCTGCGCTTTCTATGCTCTTGTATTTAGCAGCGCCTTCTGGAACAGAATACATAATTTGAGTGCCGTCGAATGGGTCTATGTATTTATACTGCACACCATCATAATCCCCGTCTTTGCCAAAATTGACAGTGCGCGTTTCGCTGCCCGGAATCTTGTTCCTGTGGTTGAAAATCATAACAGGAAGTTTGTTATCGATATCCGGCGTTATGCGAATCTTCTCGCCCGTTCTATACGCCGTACAAAACGCTGCGTCAGCCACCATTTTAATCATTTCTTCAAACGACGTGTTTGGATTATCGAATGTGTAGCAGAAGTGCGCCGCTTCAGGAATGCCAAAATATCTACGAATTGTGGTCATCGTATCATAAATGCCAGCAACGTCAACTTCATCAACAGTGCGCCCGCCATTAGCTTTATCCAAACAAATTGCGCATAAAATATCGTCAGCTTCTTTTGTCGGATGCAATGTTTTACTAAACTCTGCCGCTCCAATGCGTTTAGGCAGCAGTCTAGTAACGCGCATATTCAATTTGCGCGATTTAACGGCCAATGCCCCGTCCGTGCCGTTAGTAATCGACTTGACCACAGTAATATCGCCCAAATCGCCTAAAACTAAATCCGAACCATAATAAAGGTCTCGCCATTTAATTTCATCTACGACACTACCTTGGAAGCCTGTATCGGTCGGCGTTATCCTTTGCATACTAATTTTATATCGTCCAGGCGGTAACGTCATAGTAAGTGTTAAAGCTCTTGTTCCTTGCCAGTTTCTTTCACCGATAACTGTTCCGTGGATTTCTCTAAACTCGCCTGTCAAGTTACCCTGCATATCAATTTCATCTGCCATCATTAACACTTGCACGTTAATCGGGTGGTCACCGTCATTGTTCCGTTTATACAAACCGGATAAGGCTACAACGTTAGCAATCACAGTTGTGGTTTGTGCGTAGTCGCAGATAAAAGGTCCGATAACATCGGAATCATTGATTGTAATTCCGCAGTTGCCTGTCGAATTGATTATTGAAGTTACCTTATTCCAGTCGGCGTTTATACCCGATGGATTTTCCAGACGTATTCTACTAACGCCGATTTCTGCTATACGGTATCTGCCCGTTAAGGTCACGTCTCGTGTAGCGGTTGATAAATCTAAAGTTAAACCTTGTGTCTGTTCGGCGGCTCTTACTCCACCATCGCCGATTTTAACAGGTTCTAATGTAACGACTCTGTATCCTACAAATCCTTGGTTAGAAGATTGAACTCCGTTATAAACGTATCCGTAAACAGGTTCCACTTTCGTAACTGTAAAAATACCTGATATGAAGTTTATAAATATCTTGCCGTTTTCTTCGCGGGCGATATATCTACCGTCGCAGTAAAATTTAGAACCAGCTTGCATATCTTTGATTTTTACAAGTTGAGCTTCCTTGCCGTAGAACACAATCTCATTATTGCTTGCTGTAATTTTAACAGTGCTTTCCAATGGGACTTTTGTGAAATCAAGAGACCTGAATTCCAGTCGAATATTATCGCCGACTTTAAGACCTCTCGTGAATGAAATGTTAGGCCGTTTCATTATCATTCTTTGGAACGGTGTGTAATGCTTTTCAGGAACGCTTATCCAGCCCCCAGGCTCTGCTCTCATACCATTTTGGCCGTCGTATCCTGAACGGCTTACAGGCTTCAACACTTGTCCGTTGACAGCGTTGCAACGTTTTAAGTTGTAGAATCTTTTAGTAATTGGTTCTCCGACACGATATTTAGGCGTGTCGAGATTTCCGGGAGCGTATACTTCCACAGAACTACCTGGAATTTCTTGTATCGGAGTAGTATCATCTTTAATATCCGATAAATCGAAAATATCGTAATGACCGCGCCCTACGCACATTAAGGAGAACTCTCGTTCTACATGATTGTCGAAAATCTTGTAAGGTTGGCAAATTAAGTCTGGTATTGAAATAACTTCGCCGTAGATGTCAGGAATTCGTTCCCACGGACGCGCTTTATTGCTTCGTTCCGAAATGTCGTTGTTCCCGGAGCGGTTCGTTTGGTTTCCTAATGCCGCCGTGTTTGGGACGTTTCGAGCTTGCTGCATAACGACAACCGCCGCGATAACGGCTACGGCCATTGCGATATAAGCACCGTATGCGACAAAAAACGCCACCACAGGCGCACGCGGCAGGGTAACGACGGCAAACACGCCCCCCCGCCGTGGTTTTTTTTTTT